ATTAATCAATATATTATGCTTAAATATCAATATAATGCTTAAATAATAAGAAGTTACTTAATTTTCAGTTAATCTTTATATTGTTTTAATTATTGTTAATCTTAAATATATAATATTAATAGATATTATAATGACCTCCCTTAAGGAACATATTAAGAAGCAACGACCTACTCTTTCTGAAAGTAGTTTGAACACTTATAATTCTGTACTAAAGTCTTTGTATAAGAAAGTCTTTGGTGATGGTGAAATAGATTTTGATAACTTCGAGAAGTCTGATAAGGTTTTATCTCATTTGCAAGACATCGAACCTAACAAACGCAAAACAGTTATGTCTGCACTTGTTGTTATTTGTAAAGACCCAAAACCATATCGAAGTCAAATGCTCGATGATATTAAGGAAGTAACTGCAAAGACATCAAAGCAAGAGAAGACGGAAGACCAAGAAGAGAACTGGATTTCTCAGGATGCGTTACGAAGTAAGTTTGCTGAGCTAGGACAAGATGCTGCTCATACTTATAAGAAAAAGACCATCACAATGGCTGACTTGCAGAAGATACAGGATTTCATCATCATTGCATTGTTTCATCTTATTCCACCTCGTCGTGCACAAGATTATACCGAATTTAAAATTAAAGGTATTGATAAGGAGAAAGATAATTGGTTTGATGACCGAGTAAATGATTTTGTGTTTACCAAATACAAGACTGCCAAGTTTTATGGCGAGCAAAGAATTCCGATTGGTAAAGACCTTAAGTTGATTATTAAGAAATGGATTAAGGCGAATCCTTCCGAATATTTATTATTCGATACGAATGGTTCTAAGCTGAGCACTGTTAAACTTAACCAGCGCCTCAATCGTATCTTTGGTTCTGATAAAGGAATGTCTGTGAATGCTTTACGGCATTCTTATTTATCTGACAAATATCAGGACAGCATTCAAATGAAAAAGGATATGGCGGCTGATATGGAAGCGATGGGGTCAAGTCTATCACAATCTACAACTTATATAAACAAAGAATAAAATTGAAATTAAGGAATAACTATTAAAATATAATATTTGATAATACTATATGTTAACAAATTTTCAATTAATTGATATAGCAAAGGCTATGAAGTATCCTTTAGAAAGAGTTTGCTTTAAGACTGAATTGAGTGAGGAACCATTGAAATACAATCGTGCTTACATTATTAATTTGCATGATGAAACCAATGAGACTACTGGGGAAGACAATGATGGTTCACATTGGGTTTCATTGTATGTGGAGAAACATGCTAATGGAAAAGTGCACCCATTTTATTTCGATAGTTACGGAGTTGCTCCACCTGAAGAAGTCAAACAATTTGTTGGATGCTATGTCCCTTACTCTACAAAAGATGTACAATCTATTATGAACGATTGTTGTGGATTCTATGCTTCTGCCTTTTGCTTTTTTGTTAGTGCATCTAAATTTAGAAATCAGAATATTTATCAAGATGCAGAGACCTTTCTAGAATTATTTCAAGACCTTAACTTGTCACATGATTTCAAGCAGAACGAATGGATTCTACAGCAATTTTTCAGCACTACTAAAAAAGAATAAATTTAATCAATTATTAATCATATGTTAATAATTGATGTATATTAGGAAACCAAGTATACGGACATCAAGTAACAAATTAGTTACTTATAGTTGGTCATATAGTTGATTACCTTATTAAATGAGTTGCATCTTTATCAAATCCATATTTAGCATTAAATCTATTCTTGTAACTTAAAAATACCATATAATACATTCATATATTTTTATTTATTTAGTTTTACGGGAGGATGGTTCGAACATCCGACCTTCAGATTATGGGTCTGATACGCTTCCTCTGCGCCACCCCGTATTATGCTAGATTCAGGTTTGTATAATAAATAGTTTATATGTTAGTTGCTGTATGAATCTATTTTTAAAATGTTACATTTACACACGAGAACCACTCAACACGTCGACAGAGATGGTTTGTTCGTAGGCCAAAAAGACAATCAAGTCAATCGCCTTACCACTCATGTTCTGACCTTGGATACTGACCGACTTAGGCACAGACTTCTCCACATCCAAGCATCTAGATACATTGACGTAGTAGTAGTTGTAAGAAGTTTCGAAATCCAACTGACTGATAAGACCAGAAGAGAGACCATCCATTTCGTCGGAATTTATAGAATTAGCTCCAGACAACTGCTCGACAAATTGCTGGTAAGAGTAACGCTGGGTGTTATAGAGAGCATTGGCACCAGAAACCACCACTTGGAACTGAGACAACAAGCAAAGAGGACTGGTCACACCCGTTCCTGCACCATCGAAAGGAGAAGTCAAAGGATTAACTCCACCATTTGCAGCAGTCGTGAAGAATGGAAGAACCAATACTTTTGTGATGTTAGCAAGGCCGTTAGTAATCAAGTTATTGAAAAGACCAGCAGATGCCACATTCTGCACCTGATACTGGTATATGTCTTCATAGACAATTTTCTTAATAGGTGACCCAATGTACGCCATTTCGTAAGCAGGGGCAAACACATAAGAAGGCACATTGAGAGTAATGTTACGGCCCATGGGAGAAGATGCAACTCCAGCAATAGAGCTCTGAGTAGAAAGCACAGACGCACCAACAGCCAAGGAGCAGGTGTATGCAAGAGCTCCTAAAGAAGCAACTGACCCAGAACCTGCCGTATTAGGCGCAATCTGAATAGGAGACACACCACCCGAGCCAACCTGCACACTTTGAACTGTAAGATTTCCACCAAAGGCAGCAGAAGTAAAACTCACTACCGAGTTATTTAACTGCATAGTAATCTTCAAGAAGGTTCCCTTAAGAAGGGGCATCTTCTCAAACATGTGATGAAGATGTTTCAATTTAACAATACCATTAATAGCTAACTGCACGACACCACGAATAGCAGCAGTAGCATTTATTTTTGTAAAAATATGGGACTTGTAAATTTGCTGGGCATTAGCAGCACTCAAAAGAGTAGACCAAGCGTCTCCACCAATTCCAGTAAGAGCAACAGAAGGGTCATAGTTGATGTATTGCTGTCTCTTAATCATACCAATATTTCCATTCACATAGGAATTCAATGCTCCAGTGACCACAGTGGTTGGCGCAGAATTTGTAGTAAAGCAAGTACCGGGGCCGTTAGGAGATGCAGCAGCAGTAAATACAACAGACAAAGCATCATCTGGATAGAAACCCATAGAAGCACCCTGAGTTTGGATATCATTCAAAGAAAGAGAAGTTAGCAATCTAAATGAGTTGTAAAGACCTTGGAAATTCGTTTGCTGTATGACAGTGACCCCGTTCCAGTCCACTTGAATCGAGTGGATTACTGAACCAAACCAATTTTTTAACCCTAGAACATAGTCACAACTAGTAGCAGTAGCAACAGGTAAAAATTGAGTTCCCGCTGCATCAAATGTATCAGTAGTAAGGGTCATAACCATAGGAACTTGTAAATATGCTTCACGATAAGACATAAAGCGATTTGAATTAGAAAGTTGACTCGTGTCTATAACGGCCTGGTTACCGCTATAACTTCCGTTCTGATTATCGAGAATAGAAAGCCAATCTCTCTTAATAAACACAGTAGGTTGTCCTTCGGTCTGGGATGCAAGGTCATAAACTAATTGGTCTGCCATTTATATAATGACGTTAGATAAAAAATAATGTAGAATTGGATTTGAATTCTTCCTAAATTATTTGAAAGGGAGTTACATGGAAAACTTAATGTTGGCAGGTTTCGACTTCTTTGTCTTAATCATTAGTTTCTCTAGTTTTTGGTTAATTTGTTCTAAACCATTTCCAGAATAGGCGCTCTCCTCTTCACCTACGCTTTTTAATCCACTTAAAGTTGTTCCTAAAAGAAACGATTGTCCACCACTCATTGATTTTGGTCTAATAGTACGTCCTTGCATTTTTCCTAGAATATAAGGCATTATACACTACTATGAGATTTTAAACCAAGAATGTTCCTAAATCTCATTAATCCTGATAGTAAGCTGTTAATGCTTGTTAGTTGCTTCGTTACAAACTTCGCTTTCTCTGGGTCATCAGTCTTCTCTGTAATAAGAGATAACTGATATTTTGCTAAACGCTGGTAAAAGTCTGAAACTGATTGTTCATTGATTTCGTTGAAATTCATTCTATATTATTAAGTAAGATTTTAATTTCTGAATTATTTCCTATTGTTTATACCACCAATCTCTCGAATTGCTAAAATGATTGTCATCTGTGGGTCTAGAATTGGTACTGATTGTCCAGTAGGAGTTGTTAATTGTAACCTTATTTCAGAGTAAGTTCCACTTGTTAGTTTATTCCAAGAAAACTCTGGAGGTCGTTCAACAATCTGTTCACCTATTGCTACAGTGGGTGTTACTGCGTATATGCAAGTGCTTGAATTCGAATAAATGTTATTAATATTACTCGTATTTACAATGAGAGTTGGTGCGGGTTGCACTTGAGGACTAGTAACAGAAACATATGAAGCTGTATTGGGATAAGCAGTTCCTAAATCACGAGCACTAACAAAAGTAGACGCAAACCCAATAATTTGATTAAATGCATTTGGAGTAGATACTTGCGGTTTAAATGTCTGTGCTGGAAATACAACGGCCGCTGGATTTGTCCAACCAACTGGAAGCGCGGTTGGAAACTGATATGTATTCAACTGAATAGCATACAAATTGGGATTCACTACAAAATTGAAAAAGTAGACATTTTGACCAGATGCATTTACTAGATAGTGTCCGTTAGCAATCATTACGAATTGACAATACGAATTAATATCCGCAATCTCATACAAACCATCTGGAATA